CGAGCTATCCAAAGCAGGAGCTCGCCTTCGTCCAACGGCTGTCATGCCTTTTAGGTCTTTTCTCATTATCATCTTTCCTTATGGTACTAGGTCCATGATAGTGTTCTATGCTTACCATCTGCAAAGGCAGTGGCACACAAGTTCTTATTTATTTTCCCTCGCGATTACTTCTCTCGTCGGAATGTAAATCATCAAGGCGCACGTTTTCTCCCCTGCTCGGACAGAGCACTCTGAGATCACCTTACCAAAGACTCTCTTCTCGTGAGCATCATGGTTGCATGGTCAGCGTTTCCGTACACAAAAGACCGCGTCAATTATGACAAGGGGTGGAACAAGCTTGGGGGTCTCTATGGCAACGATATCAACCCCCCTTCTCCGGACAACCTCGCTGAGATGGCGCGATACAATCGAATGACTGTTGCACAGTGCCTCAAGCGAGCAGAGGCTCCTGCATACAATTACCGGGAGCGTGATCCATTCCGGGGCATGGCTTACAACAGGATGACGAATCAGAAGAAGCTGGCATTGCGGATGGAGAGAGAGAGGACTGAGGTCTTCTCCAGGAGGTGTTGCGGGAACTGGCCCAGGGAGCCCTTTCCGACGTGGACACGTGACCTCAAGGATTACAGGTTCTTTGAAGACCTCCTCGTCCACCACAAGGTCCCAGTCTCTCTCGAAGTGTATACATGCCGTGACTCTGATGATGGGTACATAGCACGGATCCTCGAGGAGGTCCTAGTTTCCCACTACATTGCTCCGAGCAAAGGCCCCAAGACCTACGGATGGTTCTTAGATAGGATTTTCGAGAGGATGCAGTATACGCTGCGGGCGGCCTATCACCAACTAGATGCGATGAAGACAGCGTCTCTGCATCAGACTGTGATCCCTTTGCGGCAGGATTTCGAGAAGAGGCTCTCCAACATCCCCGTTCAGATCCTGAACCTCTTCTTGTTCCATGCGGAACTGGAGGAATTCGTGACCGACCATCCGCGCGCTGAGGTTGAGTTCAACATGAACATGCAGGAGAATTATTCCCGATTCAAGAACGATTACCGGAATAAAGTCCTGAACGAGGGGTTCGCCCACTTCAGATCTTCCTGCACATCCCTGCGCATCACAACGAGCAAGTTCCTATGCGCCATCGAAGTGGAGGAAAGAGCAAGGCTCTACAGCTACGAAGCTGTGATTCAGCTCCACAATAAGGTGGCGGATCTCCTCTCTCTCCTCCTCTATGTTCATCTGTCTGAGGATGTGAGTCTCCCTCACAAGGCGTTCGACATCACGATCGACACGATCAAGCTGCTCCAGCACGCTTCTCGGAACGCCCCATCCTCCTATTACGATCTGGCGAAGGCATTCGAGGCTCTCTCGGTCGGGACCATCTTGAAGAAGGTGGAGACTTACCCTAACACAGCTTTCCTCGACGGTCTGAAGAAGGACCTGGTAGCAAGCTCTCTCCAGAAGGGTGAGGATTTGAGGCCTACCCTCCGGTGCATCAGCCGACTCTGGGATCCCCTAGATTACCAGTTCCTTGCAGAGCTGGGATGCTTGGGGAAAGTGCTGGGACACCCCATTCGAACTGCCAAGGCAGCGGTTGTGAAACAGTACAACCGAGTTCAGGCTGTCAAGGAGATTGATCCGGATGCCGCCCGGGCGTGTGGGAACAAGGTCAAGATGACAATTCTGAAGTCTCACTTCTCTTCCGAGGAACGACATTATCCTCCGGTGATTGCTGTTGTGGGGAATCTCCACCCTCGAGTTGAGGAGGCAATCAGTCGACGCCTCTGGTTCACCGACCCCCTCCTGAACCATCATGAGCCGTTCAACGAGGAGATGCTCTCGAACCTCTCCTTTGAGCAGTTTGAGGAGGTGGACATGCTTGACTCACTTCTGGAGACCCTCTCAGATAAGGGGATTGCTCCATTTCGTGAAGAGCTGGAGAAGAAGTTTGCGGACGAGGCTGGGAATGTCCTGTCAGCGGAGATCGGGGAGGGAGTCATCCCCTCTGGCGCTGAGCCTACTAAAGCCCGTCAGACCCGAGCGATCCTCTACTACCTGATGAACACCAGTGAATTCATCGATCACACGGAGTTCCTCGCATCAATCGCTTCCGGTCGTAAGAGCCTGAACGCCTATCTGAACCACATGGTCATCAAGATGACAGCCAAAGAGTTGGAGCTGAAGCCTGAGTTCCGGCTGTTCGGAAGTATGACCTGGATCATGCGTGCCTACAACCAGGTCATCTTGAAGTTCTGCAAGAGGTTCCTGAAGCGATACGTACCTGAGCAGGCCTTAGAACTCGATGAGATCGAGACCAACCGGAAGACGTCGACCTTCGTCTCCACAGCGCAAGGGTCGGTCGGGCACACTCCTCTGATGATGTCCGTTGATGTGGAGGGATGGAACACAAACTTCCGAAGTGAGCTCCTTGTCCCGGTCCTGAAAGAGACTCTGGATGCGATGACAGGGACATGTTTGTTCTCAGCTGCTCATCTGATCTTCCATCTCTCCGCTGTCTACATGGAGACTCCGGATGATTCGTACGTCTGGATTGGACAGGCAGGAGGAGTCGAGGGCTTCCATCAAGAACTCTGGATGATTGTCTACATTGCCCAGCTCCACTACGCGCTCAGAGGGTGTGAGCATCCATACCACCTCATATGCAAAGGGGATGATGTCCGA